AAAGATGCAGACAAGGGTGATCTGTCAGTCAAGACCTCTATGAAGGAACTGATTGAAGCAGATGATCCCGGTCAGGTAAAGATGATCAACATCCCAAAGTTCAAGGACGTTGCTCCTTACATCCCTGATGGAATGTTTGTTGTACTAGGTGCGCGTCCGAACTCAGGTAAGACATCATTTTTGGCTACGATTACATCAGGTCCAAATGGCTTTCTGGATCAAGGGTACAAAACCCTGTTCTGTCTCAACGAGGAATCTGTGCCTCGCGTGATCCGTAGGCACTTGACTATTCGTGCTAACACCCCTTGGGATATCATCAAGGTTACGCATGACAAAGAGCATGACGACATTATGGATGAACTGCTTGAAAGGAATGTTTATACAGATATCTCGGCAGGGTGTACTCTCATGGATGTTGAGCGTCAGATCGAACTACACGAGCCTGATGTGCTGATTACGGATATTCTTGACAAGGTACATCAACCAGGTATCTTTCAGCGTGAGGATTTGAAACTTGAGCGTATCTATCGGTCTTATCGGGACATTGGCAAGAAATATAACATCCCTGTTATTGGTTGTTCGCAGGTCAGTGATGAGGGAACGGGACGCTTTGTGCTTACGGCTGACATGCTCAAGGATTCTCGGACGGGTAAGTATGCAGAAGCAGATGCTATCTGGATGATTGGTCGTGGTCCGTCTGATCCTAACAAGGCAGATGCAGATGATCCTCGACGGTGTATTAACGTGGCAAAGGACAAGCTACACGCAAAGGATGGCTACCACCGCTATGTTCAACTCGTGGATGCTAACATTGGGCTATTCACCGGATGAGCACGTATGAAAAGGTTATGACACGAGTGTTGATCGGGTTCTTTGTGGTGGCTGTGTTTACACTGGTAGCCCCCGTTATAATTGAGATAGGAAGGATGTAAGGGTAATCATGAAACTTGTTCTAGACGTAGAAACAAAGAGTACCAAACGGGAGGATGGCAAGAACGATCTTATGCCACACAACCCTGAGAACTATCTTGTGAGTGTTCACATGGCACAACAGGGGCTTGAAGTTGAGGGTGAGGAAACTCCTTGGGTTCCGTGGAACTACGTCTTTGCACATGACGAACTCGATATTTCAGCGGAGGAAGCGCAAAGCAACTATAAGTCTGTGCAAAATATGATGGACAAGACCACCCTGTTGATTGGTCACAACATCAAGTTTGACCTGCAATGGCTGTGGTCATGTGGCTGGCAGTATGATGGCGCTGTGTTTGACACGATGATTGGTGAGTATATTCTCACAAAGGGACACAGCCTTTGGATGACTTCGTTCAGCCTTAAAGAGACGTGCAAGCGGCGTAAGGTTGCCTTGAAGGATGATGCTGTTCAGGAGTGGTTTGACAAGGGCTACACGGCTAACCAAATCCCTAGGGACATTCTCCTACCATACGGAGACCAGGATTGTGTAGCCACCGGAGAACTGTACCAGGCCCAACGCAAAGAGATTATCAAATCGTCGCTGGTTGAGGTCACGCATATGTCCATGACTTTTCTTCCCGTGCTTGCACGTATGGAGTTCAGTGGCGCTAAGATCGACACGGAAGAACTGAACAAAATCCGTGATGAATACATGACTGAAAAGGCAGAGCTTGAAAATACTATCCAAACAACTATCAGAGATGTTATGGGTGTAAAGCCTTACTCACATACATCCCCTGAACAATTGTCACAAGTAATCTACAGCCGTAAGCCAAAGGACAAAAAGGCATGGAAAGAAAAGTTCTTCAAAAAGGTTGCGAACAAGCAGAAGCCTATCAAGATTAATCGCTACATGCCAGAGCATGTGTTCAAACAAGTGATTAAAAAGGATTGCTCTTACGTGTTTAAGCACGAGGTTGAGCAGTGCCATAAGTGTAAAGGTGAAGGTAAGTATCAGAAGTATCGTAAGGATGGTAAGCCCTACTCGGACAAACAAGGGAAGCCAATTAAGTACAAATGTCCTGCATGTGAAGGAACAGGTGTTCTTTACATCCCTACACAAGAACTGGCTGGCCTCTGTTATAACCCTGAAAATCCACATTGGATTACAGACAAGGGCTTCACCACGTCTAAGGATGATTTGGAACTGTTGCGATACACAGCCAGCCAAAGTGGAGATGAAAGGGCTGAAAAGTTCTTTGAGGCCATGATTCGGTTGAATGCTGTTAACACCTATCTATCAAGTTTTGTAGAAGGGATTACAAAGAATGTGCGAGAAGACGGAATCCTGCACGCTAACTTTAACCAAACGACCACGGCTACAGGACGGCTCTCATCTAGTGGTCCTAACATGCAAAACATGCCGCGTGGAAAGACCTTTCCTGTTAAACGTGCTTTTGTCAGCCGATTTGACGGAGGAAGCATTCTTGACGTTGACTTTAGCCAGTTGGAATTTAGGGTCGCTGGAGAGTTGTCAGGCTGTAAAAAAGTTGCGGAAGACATTGAAGCAGGAGTTGATGTACACCGTTTTACTGCATCCATCCTCAATGATATACCTGAAGAGGAAGTTACTAACGCCCAACGGACGCACGCTAAGGCAGACACGTTCAAACCTCTCTACGGAGGGGAATACGGTACGCCAGCGCAAGAGAAGTACTACAAAGAGTTCCTAGAGAAGTACGATGGAGTGAAAGCATGGCATAAAGTGTTGCAAGACACAGCTATTAACACAGGTGTAATTACAATTCCTTCTGGTCGCCAATATGCTTTTCCTAACACAGAGCGGCGTAAAAGTGGGGAGGCAGATGAGAAGACACGTATTGTCAACTATCCTGTGCAGGGTTTTGCCACGGGCGATATCGTTCCTCTAGCGGTTATTCACCTGGCTCGTGCGTTAAAAGGGCTGAAGTCTGTACTGTTCAACACAGTTCACGACAGCATTTGCGTCGATGTGCATCCAGATGAAATAACAACTGTGCCAAAAATTGTACATGATGTGATGAAAAAGGTTGACACACACATCGAATCGTGGTACAATTACAAAATGAAAATTCCACTGGACTTTGAGATCAGCATGGGAGTGAATTGGTTGGATCAGGAACCTATCTACGAAAAAGGCAAATGGAGTGACGAATTTGCTTGACAAGGGTGGTACACCTGTGGTATAATGTACGTCTACTGTGTGAAATGACATTTTCGCACACCGATAGAAAAGCAATGTTAAAGAAAAGGATCAAGAAACATGGCAAACGAACTAGCACTCATTGATGAAGATACAGACTTCTCTCTAATGAGCTATGAAGACTTGGCTGCACTCACGGGCCAGGAGAACGAAATTGAGGTCTCACACCGGAGTGTCTTCGCTAAGATGGATGTCAACGTGAAAAAGAAAGTTGCGTTGGACCGTGACAAACCAAAGGAACTCACAAAGGTTCCAGCCCCGTCATTCACATTTCGTGATGGTGATACACCAATTTATCTTACAGATGATATTGAGTTGGTATTCTTGTCTAAGAACTTTGTCTTCCGTCGTTGGGATGACAGCGAAAAGAAATGGGCAGCACTATCTGTTATGAGTGAGGAATTCCGTAACATCGACATGCCCGACTCGTCTGGTGGGTTTAACGCTGGTCGTGCTACTGGTTTTATGCCTAAAGAGGTTTTTGATTCCCTCTCTGAGGAGGAACAAAAAATGCAGAAGGACGCGAAGTTGTACGCTTTGTTCCATCTGCTCGTAAAGGGTAAGGGTAAAACCGCAGAGGGCAAGGACGTAGAGATTACTGAATGGGAACCTGTGAAGTTCTACGCTTCCAAATCTGTTCAGGACACTTGGCGTTCAGTCATGGATGGTTTCGCAAGAAAGAAAATCGTCTCAGCTATCAAGACTGTCAAGGTCACTGAGATTGAGGAGGAATATGCAGGTGAGTTTCCAATAGGTCTGCCTGTGTTTGAACCTGACCTCGTGAATGACAATGACCTGAGTGTTATTGGGCCGTTCCTTGTCAAAGCAAAGCAGGACAAGCAGAGTTATAACGATTACATCCTGGCTGAACACGAGAAAGCTAAGGCAGTGGAGGATTCCAAAGAGGATGACGCCGCACTTGAAAAGCGTTTTAAGAACGCTAAGATTGTCGATGCGGAAGTCGAGGCTGTTGACACGGACCTAGATGATGACGTGCCGTTTTAACCTAGAAAGGAAATTGAACTATGACTGATACTACTATTGTACCCAAGAAAGTGGGCCGACCTACCTTAGAGGTTCAAGCAAAGAAAGCAGTATCTGAGGCTGTGGACAATGCTCAATCCCGTGCACAGGTGTTGGCTCAACTGGTGTCTGCACGATATGCCAGCATTGGCTATGCCCAAATTTCAGATAATAACTGGCGGGATATTTCTGATTGTGCTGACAAGATTATTGAGTTGTCCAAGAAATAGGGCTAGTCACAGTGTGTGATACACCAAAACAAATCGTAACCCGTGCGGAGGCTAGAGAGCTTGGCCTCCCACGGTACTACACTGGGAAACCTTGTAAGCATAGGCATGTTTCTGAGCGATTTACACGTAATGGGGAATGTGTTGAATGTTACGAGGCCCGCTACGAGGAGAAGCGTGATAGGGAACTTGAACGTCTAAAGGCTCGTTACGCTGAGAACCGCGAGAAGGAACTCGAACAAAAAAAGGCTTACTACGCTGCGAACCGCGAGAAGATACTTGAAAAAACAAAGGTTTATCAAGTTGCAAACACCGACAAGATTCGTGAACGAAAAAAGGCTTGGTACGAGGAGAATCGTGACAGGGTATGTGAACGACAAAAGGCTTATCGTGCTGCAAACCCCGACAAAGAACGAGCAAAAACGGCAAAACGCCGTGCAGCTAAGTTGCAACGAACAGTTGAATATACAGACACTGACAAGATAAAGGTCTACTACAACCTTACAGAGCCTGGACTACACGTCGATCATATAATTCCTCTCCAAGGTAATATCGTTAGTGGTCTTCACGTACATCAAAACCTACAGATCATCGACGGGGTTGAAAATCTAAGTAAGCACAACAACATAACCCAACAGGAACTCGACACAATAGCACAACAGATAATGAACAGTATCAAACGAAAAGGAACGAACAATGAAAGAACAGCGAACCCCGCATCCTGAGAAACTGATCCCTGTATTGGCTTACTTGCAGAAAGCTAGTAAAGGACGTGCAGGTATGTCCGCTACCACTATCAAAGAGGCATGTGACGCCCTTATCCAGACGTTGAATAACTACTTTAACGTTGAGCGCGATAATAAGTTTAGACTTCGTATGTCTAACATTGGTCGTCCTGCGTGTCAGTTGTACTTTGAGAAGGCTGGTGCACCTAAGATTCCTTTGAACCCACAAGACATTATAAAATTTGCAACTGGTGATCTGGTAGAAATCCTAGTGAAAGCCATTTTGAAAGAAACTTTCAAAGATGGCTATGAGGATAGCAAGAAAGTTTCCATTGATGTCGCTGGCTATGAGATCAGGGGTACTACAGATGTGTCTATTAATGGTGATGTTGAGGACGTGAAAACATCTTCGGATTGGGCTTATAAGAACAAGTGGCAAAACTCTGGTACTCTTGTTGAGGGCGATTCATTCGGGTACGTCAATCAACTTTTAGGCTACTCTGCTGGAGGTGCTGGTGATGTAGGTGGATTTTATGTGGTCAACAAATCCACAGGTGAAATGACATATGTAGAACTCGAACTCACAGATGAAGACAAAGAACGCGCCTGGAAAGAACTCGAAGAAAAAGTCAAGAATATCATGAGTGACGAGCCAGTATTCAAGCGTGAGTTTGAAGATGAGGAAGAAACTTTTTACAAGAAAAAGACAGGCAATCGTGTTCTAAACCCTGTCTGTAAGTTTTGCCCGTACCGCGAGACGTGCTGGCCTGGACTTCAAGAGTTGCCTAAGATTCCGTCCAAGGCAACTACTCCACCAATTGAGTACTACACCTATGTAGCACCTGAAACTACAGATGAAAATGATGACGAGAAAACGGCCTAACACATCTTATCGCTCTGGTTTCGAAGGAACTGTGATATCCAACCTACGAAGGCGGAAGATTCCCCACAAATACGAGCCAGAGCGAATCAGGTACGTTATTGAACATGATTACATACCTGATGTTAAACTTGACAATGGTATTTATGTAGAACTCAAGGGCAGATTGACAGTTGCGGATCGTAGGAAGACCTTGGCTGTAATCAAACAGAACAAGGGCATAGACCTACGTTTCTGCTTCCAGAGCGCACACAACAAACTCTACAAAGGTGCTAAATCAACCTACGCAGAGTGGTGTGACAAGTACAAGATCAAGTGGTGTCAAGGTGAGATACCAGATGAATGGATAAACGAGAAACCAAAACGTAAACCATACAAGAGAAGAAAGGGAACAGTGTGACAATTATGAAAACTAGGTTTGAAATTGACAAGGTGCTAGAGTTCTGGAAAGCTAGGAACGAAAAGGTAGGTGAGCATGACCAACCAGAGTTAAACCTAGCTTATAGACTCTTCGAAGAGGAATCCTGTGAACTTCTAGACTCCATAGAAGACTATATAGGAAAGGAAAACGACGTTGAACTGGAGGATGTACTAAAAGAGTTGTGTGATGTGGTGTACGTAGTTCACGCTATAACCATCGCTCTAGGTCTTGAAGACAAATTCACAGCGGCTTTTAACCTCGTACATGAAAACAACATGCAGAAAATCGCGAATGGCACGGTGAACGAATACGGAAAACTTGTAAAATCACCTGACCATCCAAGTGTACTACCAGCTTTGAAAGGATTGATTAACAATGGATAACATCGCTCGCGTAAAGGTAAGCTTTATTGCAACTATTGACCGGGATATCTACCCACTGCCTGTTTCAGATGACTATTCAGATGAAGTAGAAGAAGCAGTAACAGATGCTCTATATGAACTTGACGGATGGACTATCAAAAAGATTTCTGTTCGTACCGACTAATAAAAAAAGGGAAAAACTCCATGAGTGCACAGGTAACTTTCAGTGAGGGGCAATTTGGTCCTTCGCTGCCGATTTCAGAAGAAATTCATGCAACCAAGTATCGCCAAGATGGTGAGACTTTTAAACAGGCAATGTCACGCATTGCTCAGACTTTGACAACCACACAAGAGGAATTTTATGATGTTCGACAGATGCTTTTGGAGCAACGTTTCTTACCTGCTGGACGTGTACAGTCCGCAATTGGTAGCACTCGGCGTGTTACACCCTACAATTGCTTCGTTTGTGTAACTATTGAAGACAATATGAAATCAATCATGGACGCATTAGCATACGCTGCTGAAACAATGCGTCGTGGAGGAGGTATTGGGTATGATTTCTCTCGGTTGCGACCTAACGGAAACCGAATTAAAACGCTTGATAGTCCAGCGTCCGGGCCTGTATCCTTTATGGGTATCTTCGACGCTTTATGCAAAACGATCTCTAGCGCAGGGCACAGACGTGGAGCGCAGATGGGCGTCCTTCGAGTGGACCACCCCGATATTGAACAATTTATTCACTGCAAAACAGATGAACAGACCTTAACACAATTCAACATCAGCGTTGGCATCACGGATGAATTCATGCACTGCGTCAGAGAAGACCTTGATTTCAATCTTGAATTCGAAGGTGAGGTCTACAAGACGGTAAGAGCGCGTGCCCTTTGGGACCAGATCATGCGTAACACATGGGATTGGGCTGAACCAGGTGTGCTTTTCATTGATCGCATCAACAAGAAAAACAACCTGTGGTATGTCGAAACCATTGAGGCTACCAATCCGTGTGCGGAACAGCCACTTCCTCCACACGGTGCATGTCTACTCGGGAGCCTAAACCTTGTCAAGTATGTCGTGGACAGAAGGGATGGGGTAAGAGGAATTGATATTAAACTGTTGTCCCAAGACACGATGCGAGCAGTACGTATGCTTGACAACGTGATTGATGTTGCTGAGTATCCACTGCCAAAACAACGTGAATCCGCGCTGAATAAGCGTCGTATGGGTATTGGCCTTACTGGTGTTGCAAATGCTATTGAGGCTATGGGTTTCCCATATGGCTCAGAAGGGTTTATGGAAGTCCTGCGTGAGGTAATGTCAATGGTCCGTGACTCCGCATACAATGAAAGCATTGAGCTAGCAAAAGAAAAGGGTAGCTTCCCCCTGTTAGACAAAGAGAAGTTTTTGCAATCAGGGTTTGCACAGACCCTGCCTGATTTTATTCGAGAAGGAATTAAAGAACATGGCATACGGAACAGCCACCTACTTAGTATTGCTCCAACCGGGACTATCTCTCTTAGTGCTGATAATGTTAGCTCTGGTATTGAACCCGTCTTTTCATACGGCTATGATCGCACTATTCAAACGCCGTCCGGTCCAAAAGTGGAACGGGTGGAGGACTATGGGGCAAGAGTATTCGGAGTTAAAGGACGTACAGCTAACGAAGTCAGCGTCCGCGAACACGTTGAAGTACTCAATCTAGCCTCTTACTACGTTGACTCTGCTTGTTCTAAGACGTGTAATGTAGGGGATGATGTAAGCTTTGATGAGTTCAAAGAAATCTACATGCTTGCCTACGATGGTGGTGCATCTGGTTGTACAACCTTCCGCTCCGCTGGTAAGCGTTATGGTATCCTGAATGCAAACAAAGATGAAGAGGTAGTTGAAGAAAAACCTGAACAAAAAGAGGATTACATTGATGAAAACATGGGCGCAGCGTGTTTCTTTGATCCACAAACCGGGAGGAAAACCTGTGAGTAATAGCAACGATAACAACCAAATGCCTGTATGGAAGCGGTGGGGAGCACCCCTGCAAAGCGCGTTTAAACAGGGAACAAAGGCGTTTCGGTATGGGACTCTAGACAGTCCCTACCCCGAAAATTCAGATGAAGACAAAGAGTGGCGTCGAGGTTTTAATTCAGCCTTTCACCGAAATCAAATTTATTGGGAAAAACGGCGAATTAATGGTTGACAACCGTAGCCTGGCGGTGTATAATTGCAAATCATGTGGTCATATGGTTCTTGGTGTGTATGGGCCTAAACATCCTGTAGGCAAGGCTTGCCCCACATGCTTTGGCTCCTTTATACGAAATGACGCAGCAACAGATATGTTAGAAAGGAAGAAAAAAGATGAATGACAACGTAGTAGAACTCCCAAAAGCAAAGAGTGTAAGAGAAGCACAAGAAAATAAGTCAGTAGTTATGACACATATTGACCTGATTCACAACTTCAACGTAGCCCGTGATCTTTTAGATGAGGCTGCAACTGATTATACAAATGCTAAAGTAGCTCTCGTGGAGTTTCAACTTGAGAATGGTATCTTCATTGATGAGGATGACGACTGATGCAAGCAACATTTTTAGACAGCATGGGTACAGACCTGACGGTCGTGAACGCAGCACGGGTGAGTTTTGCAAAAGAGTCAGATTGGGTAGAAAACTGTCAATGTGGTGAGCCGGGGAATAAGGATTGTAACCTCACTTGTGATTTTGTTCTACGGGATGCCGACAAGCGCCTCATCCAGTTCCTTGCTCGTGGTATGACGGAGAAAGACTTTGATGCCTTGGTTGAAGGTATCCGTACTGCGGGTATTACTAATGTTGAATTGGATACTCATTATACCAGAGAAGAGACACGGGAGTATATTGAAAACAAACTGTGGGAGTTTCGCAACCAACCCCAACACAG